TCTTCTTCTTTCTTGGGGAATTAGTGTAATTCGTTGGAATTAAACGACCCATTATGTCTATTGGTATTGTTATCTTCATTCTATTTTGTCTTTTAAAGTCGTGAATAAACAAGACATATTATATGCATTTACATCCTTTAAGGTGTGTTTCACCTCTATTGTATTTATTTGCATATACTTTATTTATTTTCTCCACTTTACAATTGTCTTTCTATTTTTTTTTATAAATCGCTCTACTATACGCATAACACTTACCATTAAGAATGCGAATAATCCAATAGCTACAACTATTACTTTTAAAAATATCATAATTTCTTTTTTATTTGTTAATTGTATTGGGGAGGCGACCAAACCCCCCCTCTACTACTCAGGTCTGAAAAATTAAACGCTTTTAGGTCTTACCCTTTATTTATTATTAATTATTTTCTGAGTATTCCATTTCAATATGTATTGTTCTTATGCAAACAGAATCAACATTACATTCATCATTATCGCAAGTATTATTAGATATTATAAATTCCCCTTCATCTCCTAAATCCTCGTGACTATTATCTCCTCCCCATAGTAACGCTTGGTGGCACTTTGGACATTTCATACTATTTTTATGTTTAGGTATATACATTATTTATTCTCTTAAACTATCGCCCTTCATAAAGACCACCTTACACAATCTTCTTATCCTATCATATATTCTATCCCCATATCTATGCTTAATTGCGTTAGCGTCTAAATTAGAGGTCAATAATAGTAATTTTAAATCATCTTCAGCCTCAAATATAGCATTTTCTACTGCATCAATTTTAGTTCCATAGTCATTTATGATTTCTTCCGTACCAATATCATCAATCACAATGAATGGAGATTTATATTCTGTAACTGTATGTAGCTTTCTAGCAGGAATAGGTTTAAGAATCTTACCAATCTTTGCATTGAATATCAAAGGCAATACTCCTGTAAGTATTACAGACTTACCTCTACCACAGTTTCCTAACAAAAATAATCCTTTTCCTTCTGTATCTGATAGCCATTTTATAACTTCATTATACTCAGGTAGATGCTTATACTTGGTAACTGTTTTATCTACAAGCCTAAATGCTTCACAAAATAATACAGTACACTCCTCAATATTTCCAAAAGAATACCTCTTGTAATCCCTAACCTTAATATGAGTTGCATTTTTTAATGTCTCTTCTAGTGTTCTCATATTAAAATTTATTATAATCTTTATTAGCTAATTCTTTTCTGCCCATCTTATCTTTAGGTGTGTTTGCCTCCCAACTCCTAACACAAGCCTTCCAATCCTTCATAGGATTTTTACCTACCTTCCATCCATTACTGTCATAGAAGTTTACAAATTTAACAGGGTCTACATTGTTTCCGTTACTTTTTCTTTCAATACAGTAGTCAGCAACATTATCCATTGTAGGCTTAACAAACCTACTACTCTTCTTAGCTTCTTTAACCTCTTCAATGTACTCTTTAGGGTTATCTTCTAATTCAAGCAACTTATACTGCTCTACTAGTCTTAAAATGCTTTTATGAGGGTTTGAATTGCTATTAAGTTCTGCTATATGATTAACTCCTTGCTGAAACTTAACAAACTCTTTAATAAACCACTTACTACCTCCATCAAAACTAATAACAGTATCTCCAAACAGTTTCAATGCCTCCCTTTCATTTAGTTTTGCTCCTATTCTTATTGATGCCACCTCAACCTCTACCTGCCAAACTCCTGCATTATCACAATCATCTAACATATACAACCAAAGAAGTTTATATGATGGTGGTAAACTCCTTATGAATCCTTTTTTCCATTTTTCTGTGTCAGTAAATCTCTTAGCCATTTTAGTTTAGTTTATTTAATAGTTTTTAGTTAATTAGAATAAAGAGAAAGGAGTTTCAAGCATTTGCCAATGGTCTGTTATCTCCATTTCTCTCAAATTCTGTGCAAATAAACAATATTAATTTGAATTGACCAAATTATTTATACATTGTTTTTAAATCTTTTAGAAGGGTAAGTCATCATCAGTTGCTTTCTCTACCTTAACATCATCTTGTTTAGGTGGTTCGTATGTATTCTCATAAGCATAATGAGTTGCTCCTTTTTCTGAAGGGTTTCTTCTTTCTGCTATTGTAATATTTACCCAACCTCTTTTAGCTATTTTTTGTAAGTCTTCCATTTTGAAATTTGCGTTAAACAAATCTCCATACTGAGTAGTTACCTTTTTGATACTACTAGCTACATAATTTTTTTCTGCCATTTTAATTGATTTTTTTTGTTATTATTAAGTTATCTATCTGTTCCTGTATTCTTTTCTTCTTCCTTTTTAAAAAAATTAGTTCGTCCTCATAAAACTCAGGACAATTCTCATCTATAAGTTTTGATTTTATTCTATCAAAGTTTCTATTGTAACTAGGATATACTTCAGAGAATACATCGTGTTTCTTTACTGCGTGAATTACTGTTGCGTGATTTGTATTTACAAACTTTCCTATTGTCGCTAATGGTAGATTGAATATCCTTCTTAAAACTACACAGTAAAGTCTCCTAGCCTCCATAACAGGAAGAGTCCTGCTTTTTGACTGTACTGCACACCATTTTAATTTAAAGATACTGCACACTTCATTTTTAATTCGTTCATTCCTTTCCTCAGTAAATGCTAGATAGCTAATTACCGTCTCGTCTATTTCATTATAGTAATTACTCATTTAGAATGCTTTTAGGTTCGTGATTCTGATATTTTGAAGGTAGTGAATCTATTAGATTAAAGTCCTCTTCCCCTTTTATAATAAGTTCTCCATTAGGTAGGTCTATCTCTATCATATCTATAATATCCCTTACATCTATATTAAGAAAGTTTGAAAGTCTTCTCATGTGGTAGTATCTTAACATATAAGGATTTTCTATGTACTTATCAATAGTAGTCCCTTTTACATTACATATTTTACCGAACCTTCTTTTTGATATTCCTCTAATTCTTAGAGTAGCCTCAAGTTCATTCCTTGAGTTTCTTACTTTGTCGTAATTATTTACTTTTGCCATTTTAATAGTATTTAGGTTTGATGATACTTTTTAGTCTGTTTACAGGAACTAAGAACTTTCTCTGATTTAAGTTGTAAAACTTCTTCATTTCCTTACCTCCTAGAAATCCTTGTATATCATCCTCAACAAGTTCTCCTAACATTTCGCAACCATTTGATACAATATAAGTATATGCCTTGCTTTGATGTTTATGAATCTCTATCAGTAAACATTCCGTTTTTTCGCATTTGCTCGTATTGGTGCTTTGGGTCTTTGAATATTTCATTTTCTTTTATATATTTTATAATTTTATCCGCATCTCTATCAGTAAGAATATCTAATGAGTTCATTATCTCAAACTGTTCTGAATTTGGTATTGCGGTGTAATGTAAGAGGCTCTCAATGTAATTTACCTTCCAAATTTCTGCTTCTTCAGGCTTACCATCAAGAACCTCGTCCATCCAATCCATTAGTCTACAATCTCATCTTGACCAAATACTCCTTGTTCATAAAATCCTGTCAGTTTCAATACAACTCTACTCATTGCTCTCTTTTCAGCCATAGCAACAGGAAATTTCTTACCACCTCCCATTAAGTTCTTATCTGATGCTTCTCCAAAACTCATAACTACCCTAGAATTTTTAGCACCACCATCAATACTTGCTGTCGCTTTAAGGACAACCCATTCTTCTGTCATTATAACAGGCTCGTATGCTATTGCTATATTTTGTTTAGATACAATCTTATCTATACCTGTTCTAGTTATGATTACAAAACCTCTTTGGTCTTTATAAACGTCTTCTTTTACTAAGCCATTCGCTAAGAATAGTCTCTTCAAAGTCTCTTCTTTAGTCTCCTTTACTTGTGGAGTTAATTTTTCCTGCATTGTTTTTTTTGCCATTTTATTATTTAATTTATTAATACTCGGTTGTTGTTCAATATTGTGCATTGCGTCTATTATTTCATTTCTTTTAAACTCTGCCTCATCCACATATCTTTCTTGTCCTATTGGATGGTGTTTTTCCATAATATCTCTTGCATCTTGTTGCTCTTGCAGTTTCATTTGCATAAACTCTTCTTTCATTCTTCCCATTATTTTGAATGTGTATTTGTTATATCAGTTAGATAACCCATAAAATTTTTTAATCTTTCATCAAAGTTCTTACCAAACATATTGTTATCTGTATCTAATTTATATTCAACAATGTTTGCCATTTTTGGATTACCATCTTTCGCTATATATCTCGTAGGCACTTTAAGAGGAATGCTTTCTATTAAATGTCCCTTTTTTCTTAGGCTATGTATAATGGCTGATAGTCTATAAGCACCATACTCATTTATTGATTCTTTTTGTGTAAGTTTTCTACCATCTTTTAAGTGTTGTAGAATATCACTCGTTTGCGTTTTAGTCATCTTAGTTATTTTTAGTTAATAGTTATTTATAGTTAATAGTTATTTATACTCCTTCTGTATTATCTGATACTGAACATTCTTTAGAACAATATCTTATATCTTCATCTAAATCCTCTCCACAAGCACCACAATTAAATCTTTCTTCTTCAGGCTGCTCAAAATAATCTTCACATTCATCACATATATATCCTTCAGATTCAGCGTGGTCTTTGCATTCATAACACAATCCGCTATCTGATATTTCTGCTCCACAACAATAGCTTAATGTATCTTTTTCATATTCTGAATTACAACATGGGCTTGTTAAATTAGTTTTACTCATAGTTAGTTTTTTTAGTTAAAGTTCGTGGCAAAGATATTCTTTTTTACACAAACACCAAACTTATTTATACTTTTTTTTAAATAAAGTTGTGTGTTATTACTTTTACTATAACTATTACTATTACTATAACTATTACTATAAGGGTTTAGGCAACCCTTAAGCAACTGTTCATTAAGGGTTAATTAAAGTAGTGAGTTAATCTAGCTACCTGACCACTTTGTTTATCGTGAATGAATCCTTCACACGCTCGTGGTACTCCACAAAATCCTTTAGCTGAGTGCCAACTGTCTGCCGAAGATGGGCTTCTCATATATTCAACTGTAACACCTATAAAATCTTTTGCATCTAACCATTTATGTTTTATTTTATGATGTAAATGATGTAAATACCAATACCTATATTTGGTTTCTGCCCATTCTTTTGGTTTCTCATTAGCCATTAATAATGGTAATTTATCCATCTTAGCAGAATCTCCATGTTCTAATCCTATTAAATTTAATCCATACACATAATATTTACGAGCTGAAACGCTTATATCAAACTTAACGTCATCTGCTTTTCTGAACCAAGACTTTAATGTGTGTGCTAAATGAAATCCACTTTGATAATCATGGTTACTCATACTGTGTAATACATCTACCGGTGCTATTTCCCTTAACATCTCTACGCATTTTACATAAAGCATTAAAGCAATCTCATAATGCTCCCACCATTTTTTATCGGTGTCCTGATATGTACCTCTAGTAGTTGCTGAAAGCACGGAGTCCGTGTGGAGTATGTCATTACCAATACAGAATAATACCTTATCAATATCAAAACCCTCAGCTTTTTTTATAAGACCTTGTACTCCTTCTAAAACTCTTTCTACAGCAGTTTCACAGTCATATTTTTCTCCTGTTTCTAATGCACTAGCATACTTACCAATATGAATATCAGCAGGATTTATTACGAGTAAATGATTTCCTTTTTTTCTTTCAATTTTTTTATAGTCAGGAGAATATCCCTCTATAAATTTATTTACGTTGTCAAATATTTGTTGCTCATCTAAACCATAGTCTTCTTTTGTAACTATTGAGAATCTATAATCTCCACTTGCTGATTGCCAATGCTTAACGGAAACAACATCTTTTTGCTCTATCCCTCTTTCAGATAAATGCAGGTCTAATGCTGAGTTATCATTGATATTGTCTACTGATTTTGCTCGGTGCTTATATATAAGATTTTCTTCATCAGTAGATAATCTTAATCTTCGTCCATATTCTTTCATTTAAAATTTATTAGTTTGTAATGTCAGCAGTTTCAACGCCTTATGCACATACACAGCAGTTTCAAGGTGTTTTTAGGTTGCACAAGGTACAAAAAAAATTATAAACAAGACGCAAAAAAAGGGGAAACTACCCCCCTTTCTTCTAACTAAAACTATTATCAAACTAAGAATACCATATGTAACTAGCAAATGGTAGGCAAATATACTAATTTATTTTTTAATATCAGCAATTCCTTGTCCTAATATTAAAACTAATAAAGCTTGGAATATTTGTTCAGCAACTAAAATATCTACACCTAGAAAAGTTACCAATGCGGGAACTAATACTGAACCTACTGCATACCAAAACTTTTTACTCTTGAACATTTGTCCGATTAAGAACTTACTTAGAAATTTTTTCATTTTATCTGTTTTTAATTATTAAATTTATGTTTAAACTTAGATTCTTACCTAATATATATTTCATTAAATAAGTGTGAGCTATTTTACTATCTAAAATTTTGTCAGGTTCTTCTGCTCTATGAGAGCCTGTTAATATACATCCTTTGCTATCGGATGGGACATTACCCCTGTGGAATAAGATGTGAGAACGGCTATCTACATTCTCTACTAGCAAGTGAACATAGTCTCTGCTTCCGCTCTCTCTAGCTAATCTTACCCTGCATTTGTAATCTCCTTTAGGTATACAAGATACTCTTTTTTTATTGTTATTCCAAGGCAATTCTAAAGTATGGGAAATAAATTCTCCATTACAGTAGAGCTTACCTATAACTGAATTTTCTGTAAACGTATCTCGAATAATTAAGAGACCTGCTTTTTCTTTATTGCACTCTTCTTTAATCATCTTTAATATAAATTCTTTTATTATTTTTATCACGTAGTCTTAAGTACTGTTAAAATTTCTACATCTACTGCAGCCGTATCAGCAGCAGCCTTTATAAATTCAACATCTACAGGGACAGGGTATGATTCTGCTATTGCACTAGTAGAAGCTAATAGTTTTCCATTCTGTAAAGAAAATGATTCCCCTGCTTCTAGTTTTACTGTAATAGAGTTATTTGCTGTTTGAGACTCAATATTCAATAGAATATAATTTTCGTCGTCTAAGTTTGTTACTCTTACGTATTTAAACTGACTTGCTATACCTTGACCTTGTTGATTAGCTGTTTGATACCAAAATAAATTAGTCCAGGTTAAAGCTCCTTCAGCAGCTTTTAGAGCTACATTAAATATTCTTTGGTCTGCAGCATCACAATCATTAGCTACATAAGATGATGTTCCACCATAAGAGTTGGAATTTAAAACTATAGAATCGTTTATAGATACAGAAAAATCGCTTGGTGTTATTGTTGTTGCCATTTTATTTTATTTTTTTGTTTTTTTATATTGATTATATAATGTAATTATTATAGCTAAGCTAAGTGATATTGTAGTCAATATAGCATTAAAGTCTGCAATTCCTATTCCTATTGCTCCTAAATTTGTTGTCCAAAGTAGTACTGTTTCTTTCACGCTATCTTGTATTGTTGTTTTCATTTAATTTGTAGAATACCCTAACTCTGTTATTACTGTTACTGTAGATGCACTTCCTACTGAGGTAAGTTCTCCATCCACAATTCCCTTAGCCATTATAAAAATATGGTCTCCTTTAGATATATTTGTATTTGTAAAGTCACTAGGAACTATTAAATCAGTTGTAAGTACCTTATCATTACTATCCATTCCTTGAACTACCTTTTCAAATAAAACAGTAGGGTATACTGTTGTTGCTGAATTAATAGGCGTATACTTTACTAAAGCCACAGAAAACGTAGTGTCTACATCTGCATCATTTGTAACCTGAATTCTACATCTATTTATTACAGCATCTTGAGATGCACAAGGAGCAAAGATTCTAAAGAATAGGTTTTGGTTTACTAAAGTTACAGAACTTATTGTAGGGCTGCCATAATCTTGATTCATATCAAATGGAGCTTTATTGTTATTATTAACTGAAGATGGAAATTTATAATTAGTAGCTAAAGTACAGTACCCCGTATTGATAATAGTATCTGTTTTTATATATGATTTACTTACCCACTCTAATTGTCCTGAGTTATTCTTAGAGCATAAAGTATCATTATTGGCTAAAGATAATCCTTTAGGATTATGAAGATTAGGTTCACTTAAATATGCGTGTTCGTTACTTGCCATTTTATAATTTTTTAATTACAATTACAATCGTTATTATAGGTATTATTATAGCCATTGTTATAGCAAGAGCCACAAACACCATACATATTTCTATCATATATACTATCATACATTATTATTCCATGATTTTTCCAAACCTCATTACCTGAACAGCCTTTGTTAGCATCATAAGTAGGAAACAATCCTGCTTGGTCAGTTCCATTTATATAATCCATCATATCAGTTAAAAATAATTGACCTTTCCTATAAGTACTTTGTCTATATACGTTTAATTCGGCAGGACTAACTGCAGCAGCAAACTCGTCTAAATTTGTAACAACACCTGCTGAAGAACTGTTATTTTGTATTTCTAATATAACTTCAAATCTAGTCATCCAACATAAAGCAGGAATAAGATAATAAGTCATAAGGTCTTGATTAGCAGTAGTTAATGTTCCTGCGTTGTTTTGTAGCTTTAGCTCTCCATAAAACTTAACACCTATTAATGATTTTATATGAGCCAATTCAGCCATAACAATCGTGTCATTAGATATTAAATAAGGGTCTGTATTAGCATTAGTAAATGATTGAGATATTACCTCTCCTGCTGTTGCTAATGGAATATATTGTCTTAAATTTGCCATATTATTCTTTTATTATAGTTTCATCATAATCCTCTTCATCTTCCAATTCATAATTCTCTTGTTCATCAATCTCATTATCATCAGTAATTATTACCTCTCTGTCTGCAATAAACATATCTCCATTTTCTAGCATTGGCAAGTCTTCATCTAACATTCTTCTTTGTTCGTTTATGGTAAGAACAGTTTTAACATCTATCTCATTAGCATAAGATACAGGTGGCTCATAATGTATTTTTAAGTCTTTAGGGTCAAATCCTAACTCATTATATAAAACCTTTCTAATCCCATTTAACAGTAATTCAGATGTGTCTTTAATAACTGTAGTCATAGCTAAGTCATAAGCTATCCTAATTTCACTTCCTGTATTATTCATTTTACCTGAACTAACAATACCACTCAAGGAAGGTTGCCATCTATGAGCTGTTATTATGTTTTGGTCGGTAACTCTTTGTAAGTCTAACCAACTTCCTTCTTGGTCGTCTTTTATAACCTGAATATTAGCAGGAGTAGTATCTCCGTTTTTAACGATAAACATAATCTTGCCATTATTTCCCTCTCCTACAAATTTCTTTTGTGCTTCTTTAACTAATTTCTTAGCTTCTTCTTCTCCCATATCCCCATTAATCTCAACGATTGCTGAAGGCTGAAAACCATTTTTAAATTTAGTATGATTCCATTTTCCAATTTCAAAATCAACTGCAATATGTTCTAATGCAGCAACATAATCAGGAAGACCATAAAAATTGAATGTAGGTTCGTAGTCTTTAAAATGAACTACAAATTTATTGTGTGCTACTCTAGGGTATATAGGAAGTCTTGTTATTTTTTCGTCATTGTCCCAATATCTACACCAATCAGAATTGATATATATTTCTTTATTGGTTTTTGAAATTCTTACTTTTGTTGCGTCTAAATGATATAGATTTATACCTCCATCATATATAACGCACTCCATATAAGAGTTTCCAAATGTATAGTAATCATCAGCAAGTTTTTTAAAAACATCTCTTAATGATTCGTGGTCTGCATTTACATCTTCTACAAACCTTTCAAGTTCAGGATTGTTGCAGACAAACTTAGCACCACTTGTGAATATAGTTTTCTGAGCAAGTACTGAACGATTAGTAGATGATTTTCTTTTTAACTCAGCTAAATACTGAGGAAATAAGTTATCATCTCCAAATGGAACATACTTAGTACTAAGAGTTTTAATATTTTTTGGTTCTGATATATTTTGAGGTACTGCTAAATTAAATACACCAAACTCATATACATTATCCTTACTATTCGATGATGTCTTTACTTGGCTTTTTGGCTTTACTGATTTTTTTCTCACTTGATTTCTCCGTTTTATTTATAAAAGCTTCTGCGTTATTGAATTCTTCGTAAGCTCTAGCTATATCTGACTCGCTAGCATTATCCCAACATATAGTCATAGTACCTCCATTTCCGTCTTGAAATTGACTACAAGAACCCTTTCCTAGCCACTTCTTTTTTACCTCATACTTTGCCATACTTAAATATAATTTAATTATTTGTAAATCTACACTATTTTTTTCATTACACTTACACATATGCAAAAAAATATAAGCAAGAGGTTTTTACGCCTCTCGCTTTTATTATTTAATTAACTCAGCAGTTTCAGACTATGCTAATGCTGCTTGGTCATTTGTTGCTGCATAAGTAATTGTTCCTGCATAAGTTCTTGGAGTTTCAAAAGAAGTTGCTACTAAAGTAACTGTAGCTCCATTTCCATCAACAAAATCAGCTCCACTTGTAGATTCAAGTGTCATTGAAGCATAAGTTTTATTGTACTTCCAATATTCTGCACCTGCTCCTGTTCCTGGATAAGTTTCACTAATACCACAAGTCAAACTAGTTCCACTTCTAAATTCTCCAACTGCTACAATACACTTGTTTTTCATATTTTCTAATATTGCAGATGTTGCTGAAGTAATATTTGGAATATACCAAGAAACTGTAGTTTCAAATTTAGTAACACCATTTTCTTTAGTGGAAGTTGTTCCCCAAGTTGCTGTATTTGGTTTTAACTGAAACATTGCCCAAGTCCCATAAGTAAGTGCTGTATACTCGTGAGTTCCTGCTGCTCCTTCTGTTACCGCAGTTAAGTTTTCAATATCTGTTACAAAAATATTATTTAATCCTCCTACTTCTACTAATGCTGCACAATCTAATGCTATACCTGTATCTATTGCCATTTTATTTTATTTTTTTAAGGTTAAAGTTGTGGGGGTTTTGACGCCCCCACTTCTATTAATTGATTATACTAGCATTCCTCCATTTACTAAAGAGTTCCAACCGAATTGGAAGCCCATAGTAAAGTAAGCTCTAATTTTCATATCTTCTGCTGACTCGTCATAGAACATTTTGAAGTTGTTCTCAGGAGCAGTAACATCTGAACCTATAAATAAGTTAGATTTAGCTGCATAAATACAACCTTGAGTACTCTGATTAGCTCCTGTAGTAGTAAATAATGCAGGTGGTGCTGCTGCTAATGCAGTAAATGAAGTATCCCACTCATACATTGGAACAACCTCTACACCTCTGAATCTTAATGTTGTATAATTAGCTCCTGATTGAGCTTCTGAGTGTCCGTAATCAACTGCTCCTACTGAAGGGGAAAGTGCTGTTAAAGCACCAAAGTAAGCATTGTATATATTTGGAGTTACAAACATTTTCTTTTCTCCTGCAGGAGTTTGTTGTAATTCTGCAGGTGCTCCATCAAATACACTTCTTAATAATAATTCTGCATCTGCAGGTGTTATAGTCGCTCCTACTGCTACAAGATTAGCTGCTGCTGTAGTTGCTGCTGTAAATTCTCTTAATCCTGTTGCACCACCAATCGCAGTAGCTACAGATAATAATTTCCATAGACCATCTCCCATTGAACCATAAGAACAGTTAGCGTTAGCCCCTACTAAAGCAGAATCTCCTGCCCACATATTTCTAATTGTATCGTGTTGGATACCTTGCTGTGTTCTTTTCCCAATAATTTGTGCTAATTGAGTTCCGTTTAAGTCAGGCATATTGATACCTGCATTATAAGACTCTCTAATTACTTCTGCTTTGAACTCATCCCAACATTGAGTTTGTTTAACTGAAACATTTTTTACTTCAAGAACTTTTTGAGTAATATCAAAATCGTTCAAGTTTGCCCCTGTACAAAGGTTTGCTCCACATCCATCATTAATTGCTGTGATGTCTGTTAATTTGTTTGCCATCATAATGTTCTGCTTGTACTTTACATTCGGATAAAGAGTGTAATTTCTCATAATTTCATCTGAACGGAACATTGGCTCTAAAAGGATTCCTGCTGCGTAACCACCTACATAAGTACCCCCTAAACCATTATCTGCTAAATTTGCCATTTTTTCTTATTTTTTAAATTAATTATTTTATCATTCCGACTAAGTTGTCGAAGAATGATGCGTTAATGTCTACAACTTTATTTTCTACTACACTAGGGTCTCCGTCTGTAGACACATCCGTACCTTTTGCATCTGCCTTACTTAATAAAGCATTCATTCTTTCTACTTCTGCAATTAGAGTTTCTTTTTCTCCCTCTAATTCTCCAATAGAATTGTTAAGTTTTGATATAGTCCCGTCTAAATCAGAAAATTTATTCATAATTTCTTCATTATCAGAAAGCTTTACCTCAACATTAACAGACTCAACAGTTTCAACATCTTTACTATCTTTTACCTTAGCAATGATTTCCTCAACCTTTGAGTTAAACCAATTTTTTAATTCTTCCGTCATTTTGATTTCTCTTTTTTTTGTTAAACTTAAAATTTGTTCCACCTTTTTATTTGTGATGTTCTTATATTTTGAAACATCATACTTCGCAGCGACTTTAATAGGCTCGGAGATGGAGTCCACGAACCCTAACGCTACTGCTTCTTCTGCTGTTAGCCAAGTTTCTTCATCCATCATTTCTACAATTTCGTTGTAGGGGATTTTTGTTTTCTTAACGTAAACTTCAGCAATTTCATTTGTAATTTTATCAAGAATTTCAGCTTGTTTTCTCATATCTTTAGCTTCCCCCTGAGTTCCTCCCCAAGCGTTATGAATCATAAGTAAAGAGTTTTCACTCATTATAACCTCATCTGCCGCTAAAGCAATAACAGAAGCAATACTTGCTGCTATTCCTTCAATATAAACTGTTGTCTTGGATGTTCTTCTTTGAATGATAGAATAAATAGCCATACCTTCAAAAACTTCTCCTCCTAGACTATTAATGTGTATGTTTAATTCTCTATCTTCGTATTGTTTAATTTCGTCAATAAAGCTTTGAGCTGTTATCCCGAAAGTACCTATATCGTTGAATAAATAAACATCTGAAACTTCAGATGACTTATTTTTAATCTTATACCATTCTTTTTGCATTTTGCAAATATAAGAATAGATAAAAAAAGATTTATGAAGTTTTAGGAAATAGTTTTAATAGATGTTTAGTAACTAATGTTATAATGAGGAGATTGTTTTCCCCTCTCTTTATAAACTATTGTTTGTGCTTGCCTTTCTGTTATCTCATACTTTATAGATATATCCATAAACGTATGAGTTCTGTTACCTTCATTAGAGACTAAAAGACTATCAAAATCTTTTACTATCATATAATTCCTAACTTTCTTTGGCGGAATGAGACCTCTTTCTAATAAATGTAATATGGTATCTTTTATTGTTGCGTTATCGGGTATTCTTAATGTAACCTCCTTTTCCATTAGTTCTAAATACTCATATACCACTTCTATTTTATTCTGTCTTTCTGCCATTTATTCTTTTTCCCAATGCTGCTTTACTTTATACCAAAAATTATATACGGCATTACGACAACCTTGACAAGATGGACTTTGTTTATGTTGAGGTATATATTTAGACCAATATGAAAAAAGACTTCTTAGGTCTTGATTACTAAGTTCTTTAAGGGATTCATTAGAAAGTAATATTTTTTTAATATCCACTCTATCTTTTTCTATAACTCTTTCTGCTGTTACATCTATAAGTTTCATTGTATAATCTTTTTTTATAACCCTTTCTGTTCCCATTTATCTATTGGACATTTACCAAACCATTCTTTTGTTAAACTAGCCTTAGCGTCTAAAAAGCAAGAGCATTTCCCACACCTTGAACCTTTTGTTATTATTGGTTTCTTTAGCATTATGAAGTTCCTGTAGAACTCACACTTCTTGCATATTGATATGCGAGCTTCTTTTATTTTTTTATCTACAAACATTTAGGGCAAATATATAAAATATTTTTTAAAAACTTGCATTAGACTGAATTGCTTTTACTTTACTCTGAGAATTAGTTATATCTGACTCTACCACAACTACTCTTCCTGAAGATTGAGAGCCTCCTAATGATAAAGAATTAAACCTAGCAGATGTAAATGATGAACTACTCATTATTCCACCATCAGCAAACTTAACCCCTCCTCCTGCTGAGTTCATAGCGGATAGTTGAGGTCTAAACATTGCAGTACTTCTTTTATTTATAACAGCCTCCCCTCCTTCTAGTTCAACCACTCTACCTCCTACTGCAAACTTCTCCCCTCCTTGTGCGTGTGATTTCCCTTGAACCATACCTCCATTAGCATACTCCTCTACCATTCCTCCTTTAGCAAATTCTTGTGATTCAATAACAGCAATTTGGGCAGCAGTTGAAGCTATTATAAGAGGTATTACAAATGGAGCAGTATAAGGAGAAACCCAAGCTGCAGTTATTGCTAGTGCAGCATTTACTGCCGCCTGAGCTATAGCTATATTTTTTTCTTTTCTAGCAAACTCTTTTTGTAATGCTAACTCCTCATTTTGAGTTTCAGTTTCAAGAATCATTTTCTTTCCATCATAATCAGCCTGACTAATTAACTTTCTATCTAGCTGCCTATCTAATTCGGTCATTTCGTGATTAAAACCATTCTGAATATCTTCTTCTCTTCTGCTTTTTTCTTGTGCCATTTGGTTGGAAAGTATAGAGAAAGTCATATTTGAAAGCTCTTGAGCTAAATCAACAGCAAATTTCTGAGCCTCCTCTTTTCTTTCTTTACCATTATCATCTAAATCCTCATCTACCTTTTCTATTTGTTCTAGTATTTTCTTTACTTCTTTACTGTAATTTTTATATAACTCTAATTTCTTTTTTAACGCTTCTCTTTTAGCTTCAAGAGATTTTTTCTCCATAACTAAAGTTCCTTGTGTACTCGCTCTTCCTTCTTCGTCTATCCTTCTTAAAGCATCTCTAAGGTCTTTATCTAATTCTCTTTTCTTTTTATTTAAAACAGCCTTGTCAGCTTTTTCAATAGATTTTAGATATTTTAAATGTGCAGCAGCTTTTCTTTTGTCTCCATCAGCAAATAATTCAAATTCCGCTTTTAGTAAGTCTCTTGTCATGTTTAATATAGCGATATTTCTATCTTCCTCATCTTCTATAAAAGTTGAATTTATCTCATCATTTGTTCTTTTACTAACTGCAATCTTAAATAGAGCTAATTCTTCAGCGAAATCTCTTACTACTACATTAGAGTCAGGGTCAGGGTCAGGGTCAGCATTAGGTGTTTTCCCAAAATCTTCCATTTTTAACTTTACTTCTTTAAGCCTATTAGCCCAATACACTTCGTCTTCTGTAGCTTTAACTGCATCTTGTTGTAACTCTAATAATGATTTTGCTAGAGCCTGAAATTCAGAATATTTATTAGCGTCTTTAAAGAACGCCATAGGTATATCAATAAACTCATTAAGTCCTTTTTGTGCCATAACAAGACCTCCTTCTAACTGCTGCATAAACCCCTGTATTCCATCTTCTCCCATATTATCAATATCCAAGTCAGATACAAAATCCCAAAATTCCTGAGCGTCTCTCATTGCTTCTGCACTTCCTTCTTTCATTAGTTTATTACGAGAAGTAATTTTAAGGAATAATTTACCGTCTGATGTTTCTACAACATTATCTAATGCAGCGATTTGCTTTTGTAACTTATAAATATTGTTTAGTCTTTTTTCATTTTCTGCTAAATACTCAGTATACCCTTCCTTAACTACTTGAAGTTTCATTCTCTCTTTAAATGAATCGTTCAAATCATCTTGAGCCTTAGTTAGTTTTTTAGTATCTTCTATATCAGTAACTTGATAATCTAAATATTCTCCATACTTTCTATTTAGTTCTGCAAGTGCCATCTGTCTTGTTTTTTCACTAGCTGAAGTTTTATTTATAACTTTAAATAAATTATTAAATTCTTTAACTTGAATAGCCATTCTATCGGAAATCTTTTTATCTGAAGCCTTAGTCCATACTTCAATCCAACCCCTCATACCTTTAGTTATTTTATTAACCATAGGAGCAATCTTTTCAGAAAAAACTAAGAACAATCCCTCCAAAGCAGAACTAAATCTTTTAAAAGCACCTTTAGTAGAATCTTCCATAATAGCAGCCATTTCTCTTCCTGCCCCTGTAGCGTTATCTAATGCGAATGTATAGTCCTCAATAGCATCTACATTATTAATCATAGTCTGCATAGCAATTACTTGTCTTTTATCTACAAGTCCCTGCATCTCTAGTTGTCCTATTTGAGCCTTTTTAAGGATTTTAAGAGCCTTAACCATATCTTCAGTACTGTTTACTGTAAATCCTATTCTTTTGGCTAGAGCCTCTGTAGGATTAGACATTTTCAAAAATATATTTCTTAAAGATGTACCCGCTATAGAAGCCTCAATACCTGTATCAGAAAGAGTTCCCATTACAGCAGCTACTCCCTCTATATCAACACCCATTCCTGCTGCAATAGCAGAAACCTTAGTCATAGATGTTTGCCATTTTTCAATATCCAATGCAGAACTTGTAAATGCTACAGCCATAACATCAACCACTCTTCCTGCTTGACTTGCATCAAGACCAAAACCTCTTACTGCTGAACCTGCTACTGTTGCAGCTCTAGCTAAATCACTTCCTGTAGCCATCGCTAAGTCAAGTGTAGCTGCTTGTACTTTCATTATTTCTTCAGCACTAAACCCTAGCTTAGAAAAACTAACCTGTAATTCGGCAACTTCTTTTGCGGTAAAGAATGTTGTACGACCTAATTCCTTTGCACTTTCAGTAAGCTCCATAAACTGTTGTGTTGTAGCTCCTGATATTGCCCTTACTTTAGCCATTGAGAACTCAAACTCAGTAAATGTTTTAAAGGCACTAACAAAAACACGACTAAGAACTCTAACAGTTCCAATGACTGCAGTTATAGTTGCAGCCATTTTAAGCATACTTGCCCCCATTTTCTTACCTGAAGCAGTAGATTTTTTCTGAGCAGATGTTTGAGCGAGTAATGCTTTTCTATTTTGTTTTACTTTTAAAGTCGCCTTATCAATAGCTCTTTCTTTATCCTTCCATTCTTTCTCTGATTCTTTATTTACCTCAGTAACTTTCTTCTGTTCGTCTTTAAGGTCTTTTAATGCTTTCTTTAATTTAAGAAGGTCATTAACACCTTTAATCTTTACGTCTATGATTTTTTGTTCTGCTCCTGCCATAATTTTATATTGTTGCGGTTATTGTTATTGTATCATCTATTTCTGATTCTCCTAAAATTGCATCTACTTCTAATCCTGTTGCTGCCGCTATCCTTTCAAACATACCTATCTTTCTTGCTGTATCCATTGCATTTCCTATAAATCCTTTAGGACTTGTAGTTCCTCCTGCCATTATTGAATCCTGAACTC